CCCGATATGGAAAAAAGAGTTTATGATATCCTGAGAACCCAGGCCACCACTAGGGTCTCAGGTGATACAAATGTATCAGGTGTTTGATTGGAAGTTGGAGAACATCATAGCGTCTGCTTGTTCTGGTCCAAAGATGCCAAGTTGATTCCTACGATTGGTGGCCTTGGTTTGGATAAGAACAGCTGAGGTTACAGGTGCTGCCACAAAGAATGTGATACCATAATCAAAGATAGCCAATGGAGCTGTTACACAAGCCACACCAGTTGCTGCCAACACTGGAACATAGTTCTCTGATTTGATGGAGTAAACAAGGGATACAATAGGAGGACAGGTAAAGGCGTGAAGTAACCAAGAGATGCCAACACGAACCCTGGCCTGTTTAACAGCCTTGACTTGATCTTTTTGTGCGAGGTAGTCTTGATAAGTTCCAGTCATGATAATAAAGAAGTTAGAGTTGAAATGTGAGAGAGGTGATATCAATCATCAATGTGATTGAGTGTGAGGAATTCGACGTTCCCATCATCAGGATCCTGACCATCAACGATCCACTCATCCATGAGAGCCTTTGAGGTCAGTTCGTCCTCTTCTTTGATGAAAACCATAAACCTTTCGAAGATGGTTTCGCTCATGATGTCGATTTCTTTTTCGGCTTGAGGTGTCAGGTTGTTCATGATGTGTTTTGAATGAGTGGTTACACTAGTGGAGCAGTTTAGGGGTGAGTAACTTTAATCAGTTGAACTTACCCTGTGTGAAGTTGGTATAGGCGAAGACTGGACGATCAACCAACTTGTAAGATCTACCGGACTCAGAGTAGAATACGAAACCCTCTCCAACAACCTCAGTACCATCAGGAAGATAACACTTAGGTGAGTCAGTGACGATCATACAATCCATGAGATCTTCTTTGATATCGATAACCATTTGGTAGATATTAGTGAGATAGATGTCACCTAAGAGATAGTTGAGATCTTTATCAGTAGGTGATTGACCTGACTTGATGAGAGCGTTGATTTGAATCTGAGTAACATCAGACTCTTTCTTTGTCATAAACTCAACACTCTCAGTGTTGATGACAGGAGGTTTGATGTCGTTGTACACATAATCAACAGAGGGTTGAACCCATTTGATGTGTTTGGTATCATCAAAGATCTCTCTCAGAGGTTCAGCAACTGCGTTAGAGAGTTTGTCAGTCACATTGTAGATTGTGTGAGGTGCGATGACAATACTCTGTGACACATCCTCAGGGAAGACATACGTTAGAGTGTTGGTCTTGAAGGTGTCAGTGCCACCGAAACCCATGAAATCACCTTGATAAACACCAGGGAATGATTTCTGAGACAACAACTTCAACATCAGAAACAACATGTTGGCTACATCATCTTGATGACCAAAGTATGTGTTGATATCATCTGTTGTGTAACAGATACGGTTCTTTTTCTTGTTGAATGCAGCTTTGGTACAAACAAAGAACTCATCAGTATCGGGGTGATGACCCCATACAACTGATGGTGCTCCATCAATTTTTAGTGAAACATGACCTCTACCATACAAGTCACGAAGTACACGAAGATCACCTGTAAGAATGGTGTCTTCGGGATGTTGGAGATGTGTGTTTGGCATAAGTGGAAAGTCAGTGGTTACATCAATGGAGCAGTTTAGAGGTGAGTAACTTTAATAGATCACCCCCATAGGGTATCGAGAGCTGTGGAATCTATGTTAGTAAGATCAAAGTTTCCTGTACGATTGTAACTCATCAGAGTATCGTCTGCCGTGTATCCAACATTATATCCATCATCGTCTGGATGTTGTAACCCCAGAGCGTGAAGGAGTTCGTGTGCTATAACGTACTTAGTATCATCACTAAGTGTTGTGTTGAAATCTACAACATCACCATATTCATTATATACCGGTTCAGTTTCAAACTCAGAGTCATTGAATGTGGCAAAGATGTGATCACCATCCTCATCAAGGAATGCGAGTCCATCAACGTCAGAATAATCTATACCTGTCAATACATCAAATTGTTCATAACCAAGTACTCTTGCAATTGTAATGTCAGAGTCAACTTTCCTTGATTCAATTTGAATTTCTGTGTCGATAACTTCCTCAATATCATCAATCAACTCGTTGATGAACTCGATCTCCTGATGACTCATCGTGTCCTCGGCAATATGGATATCAATGATGCCATCTGAATTGTTGATTAAATCAGTGAAATAAGATGCCCACCAACCATCGCCATCCTCATATCTGCCAATGACTGCTTCAAATCGACCATCATGTTCCCACTCATGAGAATGATCGTGGTGGTCGTGGTCGTGATTGTGATTACCGGACATAATAAAGAAGTTGTTTACAATAGTGGAGCAGTTTAGAGGTGAGTAACTAGTTACTCTTGGTCTTTCGACCGATGGCTGCTACTTGCCAGTTGGTAAGTAACACTTTACCATCATAAGTCCACCGAAGTTCTTTTGTTTTCAGTGAACATACACGTTTGAGGCTGTTCATTTGCCTACTCCACAATCAATGGAAATCAAGAACTCATGTTCTCTTTTAAGTTTACTGTTGTGCCAAATATATCGTTCGGTTCCATAACATGTGTCGCCGTAATCTTCTAGGTTTCCATCATCATCAAACTCTGCCCACTTACGTGGGAGAACATCAACAATCACAGGATCTTTCGTCTCAATATACTTACATTGATCTAACACATATTCCATTAAATCACCTTTCTCCTCTGTCCAGTAAGTATCAACATCTTCGTTACGATCTTCTTCATAGATAATTCCATCCTCCTGTGAGAGATAGAAACATTCAATGGTGACGAATTCACCTTTGTCGAAACTTACAGTCATTTGTTTAATAAAAAAAGAGTGTTGTGAGTGCGTGTTAGTCGTCTGAATCACTCTCTTCTAGTTTCTTACCAGCCAGTGAAGGTCCGATCCAAACATTATCGTCTTCATAGTATTCAGCTACATGAAGCCTACGAAGTGAAAGGAGAAGATCATAACGTTCTTGCTGATCTGGTGTGAACTTGAAATCTTGACGACGAAGAGTTTTCTTCAGTTCAGCCAATTCAATAAGTGTGCCAACTCGTTGTGCTGTAGTTGAATGATTCATGTGTTTATGTGGTGTCTACATTAGTAGAGCACTTTAGAGGTGAGTAACTTTAATAGTATAACATATAAGCAACAAAAAAGGGAGGTTTCCCTCCCTCGTTTATCATTTGTTCACAAGATTGAAATAGATTCTGTCTGATAGGAAATCAAATCCAAATCTAATATCCTTTCGGAGATTCTTCACCTCATAGTTGTGAATTTCAACCCTTGCCTTAAAATCCTCAACATAATCAGAGAATGAAAGGAGTGGTTCGGGACGTGTCATGTAGTAAGTAGGTTTCTACACTAGTGAAGCACTTTAGAGGTGAGTAACTTATTTAATGAATACTTGATTAGCTGATGTACACTTACCACCAAACCTACGTTCAGCAAAATCCCGTGCTTGTGGTGGGTTGTTAGCCTCAACAATTTCTTTGATGGGTGGATTACCATCTTTAAAGATGATGTTGCAACGATAGGTTTTCAAAGCCATTGTTTAACTCCTTTTACGTTTCTTGTGTTTCTTAATGAAATTGATTGCACTTTCATCATTCCTGCACACCTTAAGTTGAGATCCTTTATGAATCACCATAAGTTGGTTCTTAAATGGTATACAGGCATAACAATTTGGGTCATCCCAGTCACCAACAACGAAACCAGTTTTACGTGGTTTCGGTGTCAGTATTTCTGAATTAATTGGTCGTTCTATCTTCATAAACCATATCAAGTGCCCACTGCATGTCTGGGTGTTTCTTGTTCTTATTATAATACTTCTTATCTTCTGGTGTCAAGAATGAGAGATCTGCACCTTCATAAACTTCTTCTGTATACTCATTAATTTGTCTTCTAGACATCTCAAGAAGTTTTGATTCTACAACTGGTTTACCTTCAACCAATTTAATTGTCTTAAAATTGTCCCTACCACCCTTGAGTGAAATACTGACGTTCTTTTTGGCAATTCGCTTCATAAAAAAAGAGGGTGTCTAACCCTCTTATTATAACATCATTTCATCCTGGCATTAACCCTTCCCAGAATCTTTTGTCTTCCTTTAGCATCAGGATTAACACCAGTTTCTTTCTTATACTTGGAGGTCTCTTGGTCCTTCATGATACCTCTCAACATTCTCTCACCATCACCTCTAATCTTATCTCTCTCAGCTCTAGTATGACCAGAAGCTTTGGCTGGTTTGTAATCAGGTGATACAGCCTTGGTTGTCTTCTTCTTGAGTAGTTGTGTAGCTGTCTTCTCTGCCTCTTTCTTCTTTGGTGCTGCAGATCCACCTCTTTCTCTCGCCTTTCTCTCTAAGTAAGCCTTCCTTTGTTGTTCCTTAGCTGATAGAGCTGCACTACCTCTCTCTTTGGTAGGTTGTTGTTCTACATCAGAACGTGCTTTAGTTGCTCCAATATCCTTTCTATCTTTATATGAAGCAGCGGGTGCAGTTTTACCACCACCCACTGCTTTTACTCTCGTTCTCTCACCTTCACCCTTCTTCCTTTCTGGATACTTACGACCACCAGCTCCAGTCTGTCTGATAGATGCACCACCAGCTAAACTAGGGTCTAAGGCCTTGCCTTCAGTCATAAACTCCAGAAAAGTCATAGTAATAAGAGAGAACTAATACCAGATACTATTTAGATTACCAACGATCTGGTGTTGAGAGATCCTCAACATACGCAGTGACACTTTCATTACCTTGAACATCCAAGAGTTTCTCCCAATCGATATTGTGTGGATTAAAATCCTCAAACACATCAAGTTCAATAGTTACACGAAATTTGGACTTTTGAGCGTAGGCTAAGGACATGAGGAGAACCGGGTTGATTACCTAGTTATTATATAGGATGATGACCCGGATTTGGAACGTCTTTGTGTCAGTTCTACAACTGACCACTACAGTAGCATATCGTAGTGTTGGTATCCTCTTTTAAACAAACTGAAGATATAGTTGTTGATTGTTTCTGTGTCTTAACTATATCAATCACATCAATAATGATAAGTGCAAGAAGTTGCATTCCAATGATAGTGAGGAGTAGTTTAGTCCCTTTCATCAATTCTTTCCTTTTTTAATAGGCCATGATACATGCATACCATAACACAAAAGTGTTATGAAGAATAAGATATAAAGAGTGGATATCACTTGATATATCCCTGCTCTACGAGATATTTCCTAGTCAGTGGAGTTGGCTCATATACTTCCCAGAGTTTCTTATCACTTCCACAAACTCTAAGTGCGTTCAGTGTCATATTCTCCACTCTTCCTGCCCACATCGCTTCCTGCTCCCATGGAAGTACATTAGCTGGATATGTATCTTCTGCAATATCCTTCCAAAATTGTGGAACATCATCTTCATCATGAACGATGGCAATCATGGTGTTATTAATTGTTCCTGCCATACAATCCTGAACAGCATGCCAACCCTCATGTCTCATGACTGACATCAGCTGTGCAGAATCATTCATATAATCTTCATTCAAGAAGAAGTTATTGCCAACAGTATGATAAACACCTCTGTTCATAGCAAGGAAATACTTATTAGGTGCAAGATATACCTTTACACCAGCACCATTAGAGGCTTTGATGAGCTCATTGAACTCTACAGGACTAATAGTATAATCCTGACCATAATGTTTCTCAAGATCTCTCATTGATTTGATTTCAATCACACCATCAGTACACTCTTGAAGTAACATACACCCCATTGCATGAAGTGTATTGTAATCAGATGGTTTGATTGGTTCAGCAATGACCGGAGCAAATACAGAGGACAGAGCCAAAGCCAATAATAGTTTTTTCATAATAACCAATAATTTATTATATGTATCACACTCACAAACTAGCAAGAACTTCCTGTTGCTTGAGGTATAGTCTCACATGGTTTTTTGCAATGAGTCTCAATTGTTCAATATCTTTAATATTATCAATATCTCTTGAGTATTGCTCATATGTGAACAATTTAGATGGAGTATTCAATTTGATGTCTAATGGGTTCATCGGGTCTCCTGTTTTTGATGTATTGTAGTTGATGATAAAACTGAGGGAAACATAAAACTAAGGTGTGAATCTTCTTATGTTTCTCTTCTCTTGTATATTCACAATTGGGTTTATCTTTTACAGCAGTTTCAATGGTAATATATTCCTCATCAACAAAATACACCCAACCCTTATCAATCCTTCCGCCACTCCTTCTCCATATCACATAATCATCAACTTGTGGTGTATATGGGTGAGCCATACGATCCTTACGAGTTTCCATAGAGTGCACTTTCTAGTGGGTTGAAGTTTTTTTGCATGGCTGTATAAGGACTAGTGTCTTCAATACGAACTTTCTTACCTATCTTCTTTGAGTTGATGGGTGCAAAGTATTCTTTGGTGCGAGGTTTGTAGAAACCCCATATTGTTCTTGGTTGTCCTGCACCTTCACGATACTGAAACACTTGGGTATTGTTGATGAGCCAAATACGTTTGGTTGTCTTGTTAAAGTCATCCATGACATACTCAAACCCATCAATACCACGATGAAATAGCAGTTCCATAATCAATCAACAGGGATAATGGCTGTATTCTTACAACCTCTGTCTAGAATAACCTTTTCCCACCAGATGGCATCCTCAATGTCACAAAATGTTGCTTTCTGAGTTGCGAACCCCTTCTTCTTTGGTTTGTCGTATTGGAGCAGGAACTTCATTGGATTCATTACAAAGATTTAAGGGAGTGAGGGGCTCAATGGCCTCCATCTCCCACCATATTACTCTAAACTCATCGTTTTTCATATTCTTGTAGCATTTCTATAACTTTCTGTCTCCACTCCATAAGTTCATCATAACAATTCTGATTGTAGGCACAACCACGAAGCTTCACATCAGGTTTCATAATACTTTCAATGAGGAGAGTTAAGGCATCTCGTTGTTGATCAGTCATCGAATACTTTACACATAGGGGAACCAGGATGATCATCACAGAACTTATCTAGAACTTTATCTCTGTGACGTGTTTGTGGATCTGCAATCTTACCTTCTGTTGTAGGATCCCATTCATCAGGTGAATGTTCCTCATTGCAATGAAGATCTACCTTATATTCGTTATACTTATCATTCGGATCATAGAGAGGATCCGATGGATCTTTTTGACGAGGTTGTGACATAGTTAGTACTCGTTGATCTTTGTATATGTATCTATATTATACACCTTTTTTCTCTTTTTCAAGAGTTGTGTGTAGGTTTGACAACTGTCTATTCAATTCATAATACACTGGAGAGAGGTGAGAGATGAGATAAGATTCAAACTCATTTCCCTCACTACAAGCAATGAGATTGTTTACTTGATCAATCATGATCTTGAGTTTCTCATACTCTGGGATACCAACTCTCGCTTTACCAAAACCTTCAACTGTCATGATTAGAATAGGCTGCGTCGTAATACTCACAAACTTCTTTATAGAGACTTTCTCTTTCTACTGATGATGTAGAACGATAAGGAACTTGCTCCTTTGCTGCCTCTAATACAGTGTTGTTCCATGCTCTCTTGCTTGCCTTATCATACTGAGTAATAAAGGTAGGAAGATATGCAGAGATGGCCTTAGAAAGAGTTGCAATCTCTTCCATATTATTGCTGTTCACTGCTGATTCAAGATCATTCACTAATACCTCAATAGTTGTAACTCTGTTGAAGGCATCTTCTAAGCCTTGCATTACTTCCCAAGTCTTGTTGTAATCCATTAGATCTCCTTAGTTGCTTAGCGCAGTCTCGTTCAAAGGTAACAAACCTATTCTACCCCTTATTCATGTACTTGTCAAGCAGTTCAACTTCTTTACGATAAGCCTCATACTCATCTTGTTCTCTTCCCTCTAAGTGTTGGAGAACATGATAAAGTTCATGTAGGAGTGTAGGTATGTAGTCATACATTAATCCATTGTGTATTTGTATCAGAAACTCATTGGATGTTTCTTTGATACACCACCCATCTACACCCTCCTCTGAGAGGTCTCTATCCTCCACTGTGAGGAAGATATGATAGTCAGATAGGTATTCCTTCATAAACCAGTTAGAAACACTCAAGGCAGTCTCTCTGGTCCCCTCTTCAATATAAAGCATTGATACTCACCTGTGTTAATCTTACTCCCCAATGAAGTAACCATACTGTAGAAGATAGGAAGATAAGTTTCTCTAGTCCTGAGTACTTCATAGAGGGTTCTCTGGTATGTATAGGCAATAATAAACCCCACAGGGGATCCTGTGAGGCCATGTGTGCCAGTTTAAGAAGTGGTTAGTACACTTTCACTTCTGAATATTCTGATGATGTTTCATCATTTATTCTTTTCTTTATTCTTGACCTGTTATCATTGGTGATATAGACACTTCTTGCAAGTCGTATAAACTCATCATCAAATACCCAAGTATTCTCATGTTCACGAAGTTTGTCTTCGATGTTCCACAACTTACGATTAACTTTAAGTAAGTCGTCGATGTGTTCGTTATCATAAACTCCAAGGTCTTGAGCAATCCTTGTCAAATCTTGGAGTTCTTTTTTTACATACTCATTACTGGTATGTTCTGATTTGATTTGAAGGATTGTTATCTTATCTAACAACTCTCCGATAGAGATTGGTACTAATGGTGAATTCATCAAAAACCCTTACCACTCTTTACTTCTGTTGACTCGACTGTGACTGCATCAGTGACTTTCTTTCCACCTTCAATACGTTTAATGATTTCTTTGATGTGTTTCTTCATCTCACTATCACTAAACACTGCTCTCTTTTCGTTTAGTTTATCCGCAAGAGTAGAGTTAATCGAAGAAACTCTCATAGGGTTAGGATAATACTTTGCATCATTCTTGATGATGTGGAAAGTATCAGGATAGGAAACATTTACCTCATGTGTTCCACCAATATAGACAGATGCTGATGTTCCAACAGCTTTTGCCATATGTTGTCCACAACTATCACAACCAATGAAGTAATCTGCCTCTTGAATGATTGCTGCCCATGTTCTGAGATCAGGATCAGTGCCAAAGTTGATTACATCAGTAAAAGCACTAAAACCTTCACGTCCATTCATATTGATAACAATATAATCCTTTGATAGTTCTTTTGCAATCTTATTAGCAAAGTTCTGATTGATAGACCTCATACTCCTATCATAGATACCCAGCTCTGAATGTTGAGCAGTGCTACCAAATGGTTGAAATACAACAACTTTCTTGTGGTTTTTAATAGGTTTGGGTGGCTCACATCCAGAAGTATTGCAATCACCATCTTTTCCCTGAATGGCTTGATTGATAAATGATCTTGCACCAAGTATCTCATCAATCGTGAGACCTAGGGACATATCTGGAAGATCACCGTGATCAGTAGTTCCATTGATTAGTTCATCGAATGCTTCTGCCAGTGAGATCTCATTACGATAAAAAGCAGGGAGTTTGTATGGTTCTGGTGCAATAACTTTATCAGCATCCCAGTAGTAGTTTTCAAACATACCTTTGGTTTCTGGGTTGAATGTCCTTTGTTGTAGTTCTTCAATGCCCCATAACATAAAATCCCAACCAGGAACCATCACATACCAATCTTCTTCTGGGTGGTTCTTACCATACTTTAGAAGTGCAGGAATTGCAGTAATAACACGACCCAATCCACCATCAACATTAATAATAGTTTTCATTTTCTAACCACAAAATTACCGATCACAAGATAATCAATGTCCATATTTTTGAATGAACGGATTGCATCTTCTGGACTTTCGATAATGGGTTCACCATTATCATTGAATGAGGTATTTAGAATTGCAGGAATACCTGTGACCTCTTTGAATTTATTGAGAAGAGTTGTCATCCTCTCATTCATTTTGTTGTTAACTGTCTGAATCCTACATGTATCATCTTTGTGAGTAATTGCTCCAAGTTCTTCCTTTCTACTGTCTTTGACTGTAAGAGAGTATAACATGTAGGGAGAATTGTAATCCTCATTGAAATAATCTGTCAAGTGTTCTTCGAGAATGATACCCGCAAATGGTCTCCAATACTCACGATGTTTGATACGACTGTTGATAATATCTTTATTCTCAGCAGGACCAGGATGCATCAGAAGTGACCTTGAACCAAGTGCCCTAGGACCAAACTCTGAACGACCTTGGAACCATGCCACAATACTATCACCACTCAGTTTCAATGCAGTGAATTCACACAACTCCTCAAAGTCATCATACCTTTCATATTTTACCTGTCCTTCTATCAACGACTCTAGAATCTCCTCTTCAGTATATTCTTTACCAAGAAGTGCAATGTTCTCAGGAAGTTCAATAGGTTCATTCTTCTTGAACTGACCATAACAGGCTGCACCAAAGTGAAGACCAACATCATTAGGACATGGTGGAACGTGAATATCATTGAAGAGTCCTGACTCTTTCAGGACACTGTTACCAAGAACATTCAGGAATGAACCACCAGAGAGACATACATTCTCTTCAAGGTATCCTTCATTCTTCAGGTCTGTTGTATACTCAAGAAGTGCAAGTTCAAAGTTCTTTTGAATGATATATGCCTTCTCATCAGCATTAGTGAATCTGAAAGAGTTCTGGAAATCTTGAGTCCACGTGACATAAGGAACATTATCATAGTAAAGATCCTTAGACATTTGATACTGTCTGTGATGATCTTTAAACTCTAGTCCACTACCATAGGCAGATAAACCCATGATCTTACCATCCCAGGTCTCACGATACTTTTCATCATAAGCATCAATATGTTTTCCAATCTTTTCACAATAGATGTGATGAGACAGATTATGATAGTATCCACCAAAATCATTAGAACCAGGGATACCATTAAAGATACGAAAGATACCTTTCTCTTTGTTAAAGTATCCAATAGTATTGGTTTCTGCTTGGAATGTTCTCTGAAGATCATATCCAAATGCAATTGAACCTGCACCATCCAATGTCAGGAATGAACCCTCATTGAAGTCAGATGAAAACACTGAGGCAGCAGCATGACTCAAATGATGTGATACTAACTTAAACTCTGCATTAGGGAACTCTTCTTTGATGATGTTATGGATGACACCACCATACAACTTCTTATAGAAGATACTGACACACATTGATGGGACACAAACAAGGTCCACATCTTCTGCAGTGATATTGCCAGCAGAGAGACAATATTGAATGGAATTGATGGGATAGTTGCCATCATGCTTCCTTCTTGTTAGCCTCTCCTCTGAAATGCTACAAACATGTTTGCCATCGATAAAAAGTGTAGCACCAGCATCATGACACCATGTGGATTCTCCACTTTCGTTATATGATTTGTGTGCCTCCCAATCAAATGACCCATAAATTCCAATTGTTATCATAATTAATTGTCTCCTGCAGATGAACATCTATGACCATCTGCCAATACATAATGAAAAAATCCTTGATGATGGTATGTATCATCTTTCTTCTTAAGAAGTTTTCTAATACCTCTTTGAATCACACTATACCTTGACTTCAGTGGTCCTCTCCAATGAGGCCTTTCGCAACCTTTGTAGATGACTGCATCTCCATCATTTAGATTGATGGGAACATCTTCACCCTTCTTGATGATATTGCCGTTTTCATCATAGGTATCAGGAGTTTTAATCCATATGGGCCATGGTTCTTTACAGTTAGATCCAATTTGAAATGTTAGTGAGATTTCACATACAGCTCTATCCATATGTCTTATGAGCTCCTGACCTTTGTAATACACTCTATCATAATGATAGGTGTTAAACAACTCACTGCCAATAATCTTCTCCATCTTTCTCCTAAACTGAGAATGATAGAACTTATAAGGAGGATAGGAATGTCTTGCCTTTGAACCAAGAACCTGAGTTTCATCAGTACGACGAACTTTACCAAAATTATTATACATGAAATGACCATTATCGTAGTCAATTTCTTCTTGTAGATCCTTTGGATCCCACATGTTTCTTACAATCAAGTACCCATTCTTATCAAACTCCTCATTCTTGGTTTTAGAGCTTCCAAATAACATCTTCTCCTGTAGATCCCAGTCCGGGCAGTCCGGGTATTGGAGTGTTTCTTTCTTCTTAAAAAACCACATAGTTTACCTCACTTCCAACGTGGACCAACAATCCAACCAACAATAGACTTGCGAGTTCCGGTTTTCACCTTTCTAACTCTATGTTTTGCCCTTGCATCAAACAGGATAAGTGTTCCTCTTTTCTTAGGTGCAGTATAAATTTTACCACTCTCACCCAGAAGTTGGAACTGGCCACCCTCATACTCATCACCATCGGAGAGTTGAAGAGAGAATGACAATTTACGAATTCTTTCTGTATTCCTAATGATAAAATCTGTTGCATTTAACTGTGGATCACACTGACCAGGAAGAACATCTGGTTTATAGAAAGCACTGAGACCCAGATCTTCATGCCAATTATAGAACTGTCCTTCACCATAGACAGTATATTGCATCGAACTTCCCTGAATATTCTCAATATCATACAGGAAGTTTTCTCTATTTGCCTTCAACACATAATGCCAGATAAATCCAGCAGACCAATGAGTATCAGGAATCCAAGTGTTTTTGGCGTCTCTGACATTTTCTTCTACAACGCCACCATTACCACCACCAACTCTAGAATTCTCTAAACTACTATCAAAAAAATGGAGATCTTTCTCCATCAAGTTTACAACATCTTCAGGAAGAAGAGTGTCGTAATACACACTTTGCATTGCCATTGAATCATATTATATCTCAGATACATTATATAGGAACAATTCTAATAAGTCAAGAAAAAAAGACCATACTGAATTCAGTACGGTCCTCAAGTTATTCTTCTGTTGTCTCTTCTTCAACTGGTTCAGGAACCCAATCCCAATTACCTTCAATGTTCCAGATATAATCACCAGCAATCTCAACATTTTCATCATTTAATGGATTTGATGGTTTTGAAACATCTTCTCCTACCCAAGATACGGTAGATTCATCCCACCCCCAAATTTTTCCTTCTATTGATTCAGGTCGTGGAGTTGGTGGTTCCCACAGATATGTGGTCCCATCTAGAGTCCATGAAGGATAGGGTCTCCTTTTAGTAAAAACATCATGTTGTTGATCATATTCACCATCAACAACAGCAGTTCTAAATCTTCTTGGATTATTGCCATACCAAGTTTGTTTCCAAACGGTATCTGAACCAAAAAGAGACATACACTTCTCAATACCCAAATTTTCATTCTCAATTCCATTAGAATCAAGAATATCACCATCGTTAGCAATCTTGATTATATCGATAACGTGATTGTTTTCGTCTAACTGTGCAAAACTAGCCATTTATTTTTCCTCCTTATGGTAGTGTAATTGAACCAGAACTGGTGAAACAATAAGTATACTTTCCAATTGTTTGTGGAGAAATATCACTTGCTCCAGGGAAAGATGGAGCTGATCCAAAAGCAGTTGGCCATGAGATAATCAAACCACCCGGAACCCCTGCACTACAGTAATTTACTGGTGTTGCACCAAATGTACCAGTTGTGTTGTAATGTGTTCCAGGCCCTGCAATACTAGAATGGTAACCGGTAGCTAAAACATCAACGCACGCTGCACTACCGCCCACACTGGTCCCTGATAGGTAAGTTGCATTTCCTCCAGACTTTCCACCATAACCTCGGTTCGTGATAGTGCTGCAGATTGATCTGGAATAGTTTCCAGGGAACCCACCTTTAACACCCCAAGGCTGCTGTTCAAGTTTTGCATCTGACCTCTTTACAGCCAGTCCATAACCATAACTATATGGAGTCACAGGACCAAATGGGTATGGTGAAGGTAGGTATCCACTTGTATACTGCGAAGAACTCACAACTTCGTTCAGTGATTCCCAATAACACCCATCACCTCCAGGATAGTCTGGACATGCACCGTAAGCGTAACCGAAATTAGCCGAACCTCCTCCGTTACCACCTGGACATCCTTGTGCGTAGTACCTACAGGTTCCATCAGGTGCGGGAGGAAGAGTACAAGCGGAACATGCACCACCGCCACCACCACCTTTTACATATAGTGGTCGTATTGGGTACCAGAACCCGGTAGCTCCTCCCTGACCTCCAGAACCGGTAGGACAAGCGGAGTTACTTCCACCTCCTCCAATGGTAATGGGAACGGTACAACCTGGCTGAATATGATAATCAGTGGCGTGGAAGAGTGCTCCAGCACCACCCTCACCGGCCAGGGGATGACAAGGAAAGATCTGGCCTCCAGGATATGCTGGACCACAACACAAGAAGCCGCCACGGCCTCCAGAACCTGCTACACCCAAAATCTCAACAGGAACACCATCAGCTGGGATGGATATTCCACCAGGAGTTTCATTTGCTCCTGAACCAAAAAATTGACTTAAATTACTCATTTTAACAGACCCTCCATCCGTTCGCTGAATTAATAAATATGAGCCTCACTGATACATATTCTAAATCCAACTTCATGTTCTCTTGAAGTCCCATAATACGTTGGCCATTTCTGGCTACGATGGTTTCTTTATATGCACCACCATTAACAATAACAACTTCATTGCCAGAAGATGGCGAAGATGGCAAAGTAACTGTCTGATATTCACCATTTAGACAAACAACTTGTCTATTACCAATAGATGTGCCACTAGTAGCCGTATAAACATTATCATAAGCAGATGTCAAACCACTACTTAGTGTTTTAGAATCAGTTATAATAGTTGTTCCACTAATTTGAATAGACATCAGTCACCCTCCCATGATAAGTAACCCTTTTTAACCATCTTCGTGTCTCCACTCGGTATATTTTAATTATTTATAATACCCTTGAGATTTTTCACTTCTTGTGACAATTCCTTCACTGCTTCAATGAGAACAGGAACCAGTTGTTGATAGGACACGGTTTTCATTCCATTCTTATCCTCATCAACTGCTTCAGGATAAACTTTCTCAATCTCTTGTGCAATTACACCAAGTTGATGGAACCTTTCTTCACTGTCGTTTCTGTCATATTCAACACCACGAATAAGATTCAACTTATCAAGTGATCCTTCAAGTGTCTTAATGTTATCCTTAACTCTGATATCAGATGTGGAGTTGAAATTGTTGGCATATATCGTCTTAGAAGAGGGGTTAAGGTAAATACTATTAGTGTAATATAAAGTATTCCCAGAATTCCAAACGATGTTGTATGAGCTGTTGGCATTACTATTATTAACAGTACAAGTGGAAGATGAAGCAGCGTTTCCACTAATGTTAATACCCCAAGTACCTGATGCACTACCACCAGTTCTAGTTGGAACATCCAAGAAAGCCCTAACATTGGATGAATTGTAGTGACGATACCATCCATCACTACTAGACATTACCATTCCATTAGCACCAGAACTATCACTATTAGAAGATCTAGCATTAATCCATTGACAGTAGGAATAATTCACGGTGAGGTGACCACTACCATCTCTTAGTGCAATTGTGTTTGCGTTTGCTCCAGTTGATGATGCGTAACCATTCAAAGCTGAAGAGTTTGATGCTACAGCCGCAGTTCCACTAATGTTAATACCCCAAGTACCTGATGCACCACTACCAGTTCTACTAGGAACATTTAGAGATGTACGCATCCCATCCCTAGTATTTCTGTACATCCAACCATTACCACTATCAGAAAGGAAGTACTGATCAGAGTTTCTGGTAGTAGGTGTACCGCTACAGTTAATGTAACTACAATACAGTTGATTGATACTGAGGTCAGAATTACCGTCTCTTACTGCAACTGTATTTGCTGATGATGCGATAGAACTATTATATCCATCCAACAATCCAGCATTGGATGCGTTAGATGCCGTTGTAGCATTACCATTAAATGTACTAGCTGTTATTGTATTGGATGAAGGGTTATACCTCAGTCCACTATCACCATATATTCTTTGATCAGAAGTTTGACCACCAGTGAAGGTAATGTAACGACTGGCGTTTGTTGACTCTTCTGCATCAACTCTTATATTGGTAGATCTCAATGCAGTTCCATTGAGTTCAGCTGTGATAGTTGCAGCAGAGAAATTACCTGTACTATCACGAGCAACAACCTTACCTCCAGAGTTTCCTGATGTTGCATCAACTGACCATGTTCTTGCAGTTGATCCATTAAATCCACTACCAGTTATATAAGAACCTGCACTAATTGTTGCTAGATCAGTACCAAGGGACTGACCAGAGATAGTGGAGTTGTTCAGTGCTCCATTTGGAATACTATTCAGAGATGCACCACTACCACTGAAAGTTGTTGCGGTTAGTGTTCCTGTAACTGTAACACCAGCAGATGTTGTTTTGAATTTTTGATTACCGTCATGGTAAAGCATCACTGAACCATCTTCAGTAGCCTTAATCATCACTTCACTGTCAGTATGGTTAGTAACTTGAAGTTGATTAGTTTGAATCGTTATTCTTCCAGAACCTTGATCTTTGATAAAAGAATTATTACTATCATGATAGATCAGTAAATCATCACCATTACCAAAGGTTGCCCCAACATTATCATTAAATCTCAAATTACCTGAAGTTTTAATATCGGCAGTATCAGATCTAATGAACTGTGATGAGTCAATGCCATCAACAGTAACTGCATTTACATTACTGATAGAAGAACCATTACCAGAGAAGTTAGTACAACTCAGTGTATCTGTTGAAGCATCAAATGTCAGCTGAGGATCAGTCGCAGCTGTTAACATTCTCCCACTAGTGAGATCTGATAGTATAACTCTTTGTGTTCCAGAAGAACCATTCAATATAGAACCAGTGTTGGTTATATTAGTACCATCACCATAAAACTCAACAGCTGTTACAGAAGAACTGGCTGAAACATTAGTTACAACAAGATCAGTGGCACTGATAGTTCCAGCTGGATTATTGATGACAATACTTCCAACAGTTGTAATACCAGAAGTACTTGGAACATAAAGATTCTCAGCGATAATTGTTTTGCCTGAGAAGTTACCAGAAGTATCAATACCAGTAAGGTTTGAACCGTCACCACGGAAACTGTTGGCAAATAGGTCACCAGTAACTGTCATTGCACCAATAGAGGTGACAACACCAGCAGTTATTACTGTAGAATCTAAAGTTCCTGTGACTGTGACACCAGTTGTTGTAGTTTCAAGTTTCTTGACATTATCATAGTAAAGTTCTACTCCTCCATCTTCTACAACATTGATAATTGATTCATTTCCTGTAGCATTAGTAACTTCAAATCTGTTTGACTGTAAGATTAAGTATCCATCTCCAGTATCACTAATATAAGAATTAGTCCCATCATGATAAATTTCTAAATCATTACCAGTACCAAACCTGACCTTTGCATCATCAATAAAACTAAGAGTTGTTTGTATCCCAACATCACTATTGAATGTAGATACACCAGTTACATTCAACAAATTGATTGTAGATATACCACTAATATCTACATTAGTAGCATCAAATTGTGCAAAAGTTCCTACACCAGTTACATTCAGGTATTGTGCTTCTGAATATGTAACTGTAGTGAAACCAGCTTCAATTCTGACATCAGAAATTGTACCAACACCAAGAACATTGAGATCGGTAGTTGATGTAACACCAGTTACATGAACAATAGAAGATGTTGTGATACCTCCAACATTGAGGTTCGTAGATAAACCTACATCTCCAACTACATCTAAATTGTATCCTGGTATGTCTGTGTTTATACCAATTCTTTTGGTTCCAGTATTTACTCTAAGTGCAGTTCCTCCTACACCAATATCCAAAACACCATGAACAGTTGATATTCCAATAATAGTAGAATCACCTACAGCTTGGAAATCTCCATTAACATCTAACTTTCTACTGGGTTGAGTGGTACCAACACCAACCTTGTTTGTAGGGGTATCTGCGAAGAGGAGGTCGGTTGCAACCTCAATACCCTTCTTGACTACAAAATTCTTTTCCAGTCCCATTGGTTCTCCTGAGGTTCACTATCCCCTCATTTAGTGGTTTAACTATATTTAGTCAACAATGAACTGGAGTTTAGCTGTCGTCTTGTCAGAAACAAACCTACCTTTGTTTGGTGTAATTGTTAGTACAGTAGTTCCGTATCTATACAATTCCAAATAACTGTCATCGATAACTTCTATGGTTGGAGATTCAGTATTTGTATCATAATAATACCCTTCATATACAGTTCCAGTTTCAATATTATGGTTCTTATCAGAACTATCAGGACCAAATGATAGTGTATCAGGACCATTACCAGATACCTTTGTCATAGAGTAGGTTGAAGACCAATATGGACTACTCTCAACTACATTGAAAGTCACCGTATTGAGTGGCACTGGCGACGTTGTTGGTTGTACTGGAAGTGAAGATAAGTTGAAACCAATAGAAACATATGACAATTGTGTCATATTACCACCAGATCTTGTTTCAACAATATCAACTACATCATTTGTATAACCACTACCTCCTCCACCACCTGCACCAGATACACCACCATTACCACCAGTGGCACCATTTCCACCCTTACCACTATTTGGTGAGGATTTGCCAGATGTTTCTGTAATTGTATAACCAGTTTTAAATCCTCTGAATAGATCAAGGGTAGATGATAGTTCAACACCAGAACTATTTCTGAACTTAATCAATCCACTTGAATTGTCCTCACAAGGTGAAATACCATTATTGATCCAATAACTGCCCTTAGAACAAGAGATAGTTCTACCACCATCAGACGCACCAGCAATACTATCATTAGGATAAAGATTTATATCTGCATTCTGCATCGATGAACCATAAACACCAGTTGCTGTGAGTGTAGATGATGCAGGTCTTCTACCACCTGATGTGTTACTACCTCTTCCAACTCCTGGAGATCCATCAACATTCACACCACCACCATCTCCACCTCTTCCATCTTTACCTGCATCACCACCTTGACCAACAACAGCAATCAGATTGGATTTCTCATAAACATATACAGCAGAGTTATTTGATACACCAACAATAGTGTATTCAACATTCTTTCTGAGTGTGAGTTCTATGATGGACATACCACCAGAACCACCAATATTATCATTGAATGAATTACCAGAAGATGCAATCAACTTCATTCTGGCAACAACATCCTTCTCCTTTGAGTGAAGTTGAATGATATCATATGCACTTCCAAAAGTACCTTGATCAATATAGAACTCATTGTCATTATCCAAGTTGAGTTCAATATTCTTAACCAAACTGTTGGTGTTATCAATAGCCTGAATATCAATAATTGGTTTAGGTGTTACTACTGAATAATTGACTTCTCTACTATAGACAGGAGTATTGATTGCTTGGTCACTAGAAATTAAGCATCGAACTACTCCACTAAAATCAACACCATTACTAGTAATTCTCAATTGTTGTGTTCTTGATCCAGATATAGATGTTGTTTTTGATACCTGGCCACCATTCAACTCAATACTGAGTGATCCATTTGCGCCACCTTCTGGAACTACACTATACTCATAACTGATATCTGATACGATAGATGGATTTCCATATCCAGCACCACCTCCACCAGATCCTGGACCTTGATTGTTTGATGGTTCTCCTGAGGCACCACCACCTCCACCAAAGTAACCAGCACCACCGCCACCACCAATATATCCTGCACCACCAGTTAGTGCTGAACCAGCAGTAGGTTGTGTATATTGTGCTAATCCATCACCTGCAGATCCACCAGCAGATTGTGTGGCTCCACCACCATCAATATCATTTCCATTAGGTCCAGTTCCACCTGATTGGGATGTTCCATCACTACCTGAAGCTCCACCACCTGTACCACCAGTAGCGGGATCACCTGCAGAACCACCTCCACCACCAGCAATAATGATTACATTATCTTTTGATACTGAGTTCATGAATAAGGCAGTATATCCACCACCTCCACCTGATCTTTCTCCAAGGCTAGTAGAGTTTCCACCACCAGGCAATCCACCTGCAACAATAGTTCCTGATTCAGTTGAATAAGTTGAACCATCCCCTCCAGATTGTCCTACCTGTAGAATGTATTTTTGATCTTTTAGGAATGTATAATCACCTTGAACAGATCCACCAACAGAACCATAGACATTCTTCTGACCTGAGGCACCACCACCTCCACCAATGGCATACAATCTTGTAGTGATATTTCCACTTGGTGTAAGTGTATATGTGGCACCAGGAGTGAAGGTATTGTAGGATGATATCTCAGACCAATCTATTGTAAATGAGTCACCAAAGTCAGATGTAACTGTAAATGTTGGTCTGGATTCTACTGGTATAAGATTACTTGTTTCTACTTCTCCATCATCCAAGTTTTGACCACCAAGTTGCCACTGATAGGATACCCTTTGATCTGTAACTGGTAATGAGAAATCACTACTGATGTCAAATATTGCAGTATTCCCTGATGCAACAATCTGATCTTCTGGTTGCGTTATGATATCCAATTCTGGAAGGATTTCTACATAAATTTCCTCATCCTGTAGTACTATACCAGAATCACTAGAAGTAACATTGGAATCCAATGGTGCATTGATACACTTACCTTCACCTCTAAATGGAAGGTAATCTACCTGACAATATACTTTCTTCTGTCTTGATCCAAATTTGCGTAAACCAGTTAGTATAAGTTTAGAAGTATTTGCAAAATTATCAATACGAGCATCATCTGTTGATGTGTCTAACTTTACGCCATCAACATACCAAGAGAAATCGTATCCACCATCAGCAACTCCACCATTATTTAAAAAAGTAGCAAGTGCTGTTGCAGTAAAAATAACCTCACCAGCTTTACTGGAAAAGGAAGTTTGGGGTTTCTCAGTGAAAGCCACAATGGGTCCATTCAACCTCGTTTTGGATTGAATAGACCTTAACCCATTAAAACCGATAGGCATTTTTCAATACACTCCTTACCTTGTTATTTATTTTCCAATTCCTCAACTCTTTTTGTAAGTTGTTTCACACACTCAATGAGAACACCAGTGAGACCGTTGTAGTTAACACTCTTGATGTCTCCACTTTCATGAATCAATTGTGGAAGAATAGATTCAACAGTTTGTGCAATAACACCAAGTGAATCTCTTCCACTATCCTTCCACTTGAAGGAAACACCATCAATTTGGTTAATGATATCCAGAGCGTTCTCAATCTTACTTACATCTGTTTTCATTGAGATATCAGAAGTAGAATTGAGGTTAGTAGCGATTATATTACCAGATGCTGTAATGTTACCAGATGCGGTAATGCTACCGGAAGAAGTAATGTCACCAGATGATGTAAGGAGAGCAGTCGATACAGTGGGGAATGATACAGCTCCTGTTGTTGTGATAGTATCAACATTCAATCCAAAATCAATTGTTAGATTAGTAAATCTTCCATTTGCCCATGCGTTACCAACTATACCAATGTTACCCGTATTATTGTTATTTGGTATAACATTTCCACCAACAGTTGCATCTGTAACAACATCCAAATTATTTGAAACTGATACAGTCAGAGTAGAGGAGTTGAATGAAAGACCATCATTGGGTGATGGAGTAGTTGAACTGTTTCCAAAGTTCTGACCACCAACAAGTCCATAAAGAGATGCTCCACCATCAAATGTCATGAAGGTGTAGATGTCAATTGAATTTGCAGATGACGTAACTGCTGGAAGAGTACTTCCATTCCAATAAACAGGAATACTTGATCCACCTTGATTTCTGAAATCTAAGATGTCAACAGATTTTGGTGCACCTCCTTGTGTAATCTTAATCGTAAATGTAGATGTTGAAGAAGCAGGTACATTGGTAAGTGTGAATCTATTAACTGCCTCATTGGGGGTCAGTTCAAATATCTGTCCTTGTGTGAGGTCAATAGTAACAACATTAGCAGAAGAAGTAACAGATGTGGCGTTCTCATAATATGATCTCAATCTCAATGTTCCATCAACATCAAGATCTGCTCTTGCTTCTTCCCTACCAACAGCAACACCACCACCACTCTTGACTCTTATTACATTGTCACCAACTTTAAGGTCATTGATTGCGATTGCATTTGTTTCAATATTACTAGTATTACTTGGATCAGTAATAGTAATGGTATTAACTGTCAGTGTCCCATCAACATTTACATTTGTGTTGAAGTCTGCGTCACCATCAAATCTAGCTTTGTTTTGAACTAGAAGGTCATTTGTTCCTGCACTAGGAGTACCAACATGAAGACCCCAATTTGTGTCTGGGTCAAGGTTCTTGATACCAACTGTTGGATCTTCAACAGCAACGATGGCGTTTTTACCAACAACATCTCTCCAACTAGAATCGGTTGGAACATTGATCAAACCAGATCCATCACCAATAAAGGTTCCAAGAATGTTACCATTAGCAACTCTCAGACCAGCTCCATTTGCTGTGTCACCAAGACCAACACCACCTTGTGCATCTACATGGAACATGTTAGATCCAGATCCAATTTGGAATGTTGCTGGAACACCAGAAGAATCTAAACTATCAGTAGCAATTCCCAGTTTATCTGCAAACTGAATAATACTATTTTCATCAGAACTTACAGAACCAAACTTATACCAACCATTCTCAATGGTGTAGGTCCAACCAACAGTTCCGCCAGACTCTGGGTTAGCGTTGAATACAATATCACCAGGGTTACCTGACAAGATTGGAGTAGAAATTCCAACAGTATACTTTCTAGAGATGTTTGTATCACCCTGAAGGAAGATACTGTTAGCTTCAACACCATCATCAGATGTAGAAGTAATCTTCTGAGTGAAGAGAACCGGTCCATTAAACTCAGAGATGATATCAGAGTTAGGACCACCCTCAACAATCAAGTCTCTGGATACTGTAATCTCATCAGATTCAGTCTTACTGAATTGTTCCTGAACGTTAACAGATGAAGGATCCTCACCAGTAATTGTTGGAAGAGGAGTATCAAAGATGGTTTCTCTACCAGTAGAAGAAGATACTTTCTTATTACCAATGTAGTAGTCACCAACATCATTCATACCAACATAGACATTCTGACCACCATTGGATCTGAATGATTGTGATAGAAGTTGTTCAGATTGTGATGGTGGTTCATCCTGTCTATCAGGAAGTGCCGTGGAATAGTTACCAGGACCATAACCAACATACTCAAAGGTGTGACCAGATGCCTTAATGATAGATGGCTTTCTCAGTTCAATTGCAGGAACTGAAATTCTTCTAATAACAGAACCTTCAATGTGAGTTGTAGATTTGGATGCATATAGACCTCTGAACACTGAAACAGGATTACCTGTAACAGTGGTCTTAATTCTCATAATCTCATCATCAATTCTGAGATAATCACCAATCTTAAAGTCATAGTTGGTAATATTCTCAATCTCAATCTGATCAGTTGTAGAACTGACAACAGATGTATTCAACTTAGTAGTAATGCCAGAATAGATGTCATGTGATCTACCACCGAAGTTCTCATCATATGAACCAACTGCACCATTCTGAGGATATAAACCAGATCTGTATATCTTCTTGGTACCACCTGTATTTGGTGAGACCGTACTAACACCAACATTCACAACAAAAGTAGTAAGTCCTACATTCTCAGTAACAACAAACACCTGCTCATTGTAGAAGCTCTGGTCAGCTCCACCAATCTTGATGGAGTTGCCTACTCTATATCCATGATTGCTACTTGTTGTTACTGTAGCCAGTCCAGTGACATTATCGTAAGTCAGTGCACTGATACTTAGGGTTTCACCACTAATAAACGATGAAGCTTCTGATGTATTTTCTGATCCAATTCCACTGGTTGTGAAGTTTGTAAGTGCACCTATAGAGTTAACTCTGATTACATTGGTGGATGTAACTCCAGCAACTGAATAAACATCATTATACTCTTTGTAGAACGATGAAGATACTCCAGTAACATTGATACTATCACCAACATTATCATAAATTCCAGTAACTGTGACTGTACCAGTAGTAATACCAGTTGTATAAGCAACACCAGTAACACTCAGTACGTCACCAACAGTATAGTTGGATCCACCATGCATGATCTCAACATCTGAAATCTGACCACTGACTGTAACTGTAATTCTTGCCGTTGCGTTTGAACCTGATGAAGATCCAACCAATGTAGCGTTGTATAGGTTTTCAATAGCACCTGTACTATTACCATAACCAACACCACTACTAGCAATACTCACACTAGTAATTCTGTTCAACCCATGATCAACCATTGTGTGGATATCATGTGTAGTTGCATCAACTGAAACAATATCAGTAATGGCAATACCAACACTACTATCTCTGAATACTCTCTCAACAGATTCTCTGGATACTGAGTTCTTCAGATCATCAACAACAACTTCTCCCAATCTTTCAGGAATTGCGTATGATTTGGCTGATGGTACATCAGATATTGGATTATCTCTATCAAACTGAGGATAAAGATCTACAATTGGTTGTGAGAATGAGAAGTTTTCAGGATCATTGAAAGGTGCAACCTGTGGTACATTATCAGCAGTAACACCTGTTAAGTAATAGACACCATCTTGTTCACCAGTTACATACTCGGAAATCTGATCAACGTTATAGATGTAGAGATTGGTGTTACTAGTTACCTTCTTGAACGTTGGAAGAGTTGTGACCCTAGAAGAAGTATCATTGTTAAAGTAACCAGGATCATATGAAGTACCAGTTACTTCAAATTGATTAGCACTGGTGATACCAGTAACAGTGAATGTTCCATTATAAGCAGAACCACCAACACCAGTCGTGTTATTGGTACTGGTTACATTTTCAATTTCAATTTTAGATCCAACAGAAACATTGTGAGGTAGTTCTGTTGTATATGATGCAGTTCCACCACTCCAATCAGCATGACGGATGAAACTGAAGTTCCTCATGTCATTTTCATTACCCATGGTAACTGAACCAGGGTTAAACTGAAGATCTACTTCATCATTAGTTGCACCAGTGACATCACCGGAGTCACTGATCATAAATGTTTCTCTAGGTGCCCTAGCAGATGTAATACCACTACCAGCTGGAATAACATATCTCAGCTTGTAGATAGTATCATCTAGACCTCTAGAAGCGGGTTGTCTTGTAAGGAATGTTCTAGGTGTAGCCTCACCAAGTCCAACGGTTCCCAAACTTTCGAGAGTCTCTTGGATCGTATTGTGAATTGTGGACGATGATACGTTCACATACCACTGATCTACAGCATCATCATATTGAACAGGGTGACCAATATCACCAGCAACTTTATCACTAACTCTAGATTCAACAGTTAAGTTACCACCAAGGTTGTTGATTTGAACAGGAATTGCACTAGCCGCATCGTTTGGTGTGGCAGCAACTTGAATTTGATCTGGATTTACACCAGAAGTGATTGCAAAGTAAATCTGATTTGAATTCAAACCATCAGGAAGTCTAGCATTATCACTAACAACTCTGATAGTTTCACCATTTTCAAACTGGTGATTAGAATTAAAGGTAATCGTATTGGATACAATGTTGTTTCCAGTGGCCGAACTTCTTTCTACCTCAGAAACCTTAACAGAAGATGCTTCACTTGGTGTGCCTTGTGTAGGAGGCATCACAATTTTCGCAAAGTAAGGTGTTGGAACCTTATTTCTCGTTAAGATGACAGAGATTTGGTCATCAACCTTAGCACCAATTCTATACCCTTGAATGACTGATGGTGGTGGATTATCTTTGTTTGTCTCTAAGTAGAGGTAAAGTCTACTTATTGTTCCATTGATTGTTCTTTCTACATCGATAGAACCATACTCAATGTTAAGATTACCAGGGTTGATGTTAGTTGGTGGGATGATCTGGGTGATATAACCGATATCATCTTTATCGAATGCCTTATTTCTGAAACCAGAGGCAGAGAGTGAGGTTTGACCGAAGTTTGAAGTAGAACCAGATGTTGAGAACTCACCACCACTTTCGGATACAAGTTGACGAGAATATCCAATGGAGAAGTTGGAAGTTAATTGACAGAAAGCATTGTTGGATGCTTTGATGTGATAGTTATAATACTCTGGCTTATACTTTGCATTGGGATCAGCATGAATATTATCAACACTTGTCTTATCATCAAAGGTACCACTAGATGAATTGAACTTGACAAATGCACTATCATCTTTCTGAAGTCCGATACCAGTAAACTGGTTGAACAACATACTCTTAAATCCAGATACCTTAGATCCATCAGCATGTGCACCACACATACCAAAAGTGGATCTCAGAGTGATATTCTCAAAGTAAGGAGATGATCCAACAGTAGTATCAACGTCCAATGTGACTGTTGAACCAGAAACTGGTGGGAGTGGCTCTTCAGGAACTACTGAAACTTCATAGGTAAATGATGTTGTATTTCCATCTGCATCTTGTGTCTCCACACTCCGTACAGAGTATGAACCATTGTAGAGTGAATCAGAAACACCATCGATGATGAAATCACTATCTGCATTGAGACCAGCAATTCCTTCTTCTAAAGATACATTGATGATTTCACTTGGTGTAACACCATCACCAGATCTAATACTGGTAATACCAACTTCACCACTAATTGCACCGACAATACGATACTCATCAACCTTAGTTTGAATATCTACTTCAGAGTCAGGGTAGTTTGGTGCAATTGCACGACCAGATAGATTTCCATAAAGAAGTCCTACCTTCTCATAATACATATCCAGATCAGTTCTGGTTGTAAAATAAGTTTGGAACTCGTCATCAATTCTGGTTTGGTTTACACCATCGACGTATTCAAATACTGTGAGTTTGTGGTGTGAATAGTTTGGATTAACTCTTATATTCGTATAATCATCATAACTGAACCCATTTGGGTCTGCATCTAAAATGCTAAAGTTAGAAATGTAACAACCACCAGTAATTCTGAAGATTGCACTTCTTTCAATATTATTGTTGGTTGGTGATGGGACATAATAAGGTCTGATCGTTGTCTTCTTAATATCATTAGCAATGATAGAAGTACCACGGGGAACAATCACACCACCGTAGATACTATTAAGTTTGTAAAGAGTATTATTTTGGTCTGTAATATCAAAGTTGGTGGTGTTAGTCAGTTCTGAGAATTCACTACTAACATTTCCACCTCTGGTTTTAAAATTGTTTTCTCCGTCAGGAATCCAACCAGGTCTATTGTCGATATAGTGATCACCAGCACCAAGAACAATAGTGGTTTTTCCGAATCTATCGTTGGAGAAACCTTTTTGGTATGAAAATCTTGAGGCTTCGAGAAGTGCCCTTTGGATGGTAACAAAGGGTTTGCCCATCGAGTTACCAGTATTAGTGGTATCGTCGGTAGCATCCAAGTCCTGAGGATTTACATAAATCGTATTTCCACGGACATTCTTTAGGAAATTATCTAAGCGACTGAGAGGCATCTTACTCGCGCAATATCTATTATTACTTATTTAGTATGCATCATATGCTCGATTGTATTGGCGATATCGTTCATTGTATCTCTAAGATCTTTCTGTCCTCCACTCTCTTGTTTCATTGGAAGTGTACTGTCATCACATAAACTCCACCTCCATTCTTGAGCATGTCTGGACCACCAGAGATTAATTTTCATTAGAAAAGATGCAATTGATTGTGTTTTTCATCCTTATATGTTTTGGTGTGTAGCCTACAATACTCATTAAATGTTATCTTCATCTCCTTTACTGTTAATCCACAATGTTTTGATGCTGTTGGAACATTCCACCTTGCACAAAACAACATCTCCATAGCTTCTCTAGTATTTGGTCTCATGACGTTACCATAGGTGAACAATATACTACCATGTCCTCATCAAACAGACCACTAGCTATAAAATCACGGATGAACTGATGTATCCCAAGAAAGTCATCCATACTTTCTGCAACAATTTGCTTCTCTTCACCAGAAATAGAGTAAACTCGAAATGTTCGCGAAGAAACATCAACAACTACACGACTCAGATAATCTCCTTCTGGGGTTAGATTTTCCATAGGTTCCATTGGTTACCTCTGTATTATAGTTTACCTTGTCCCCCCGCGGGGGGAGAGTGTGACACTTTTAATATGGTCCACCAATAGATGGGTCTCTCAATATGTTTATAGCGTTTTGATACTTCGCAAGTTCCTCATCATTCAGTTTGTTGCCTCTTTCGTATGACCATATAGCCAAAGCGTATGAGGTTTTGAGTTCTTTCAGAACATTGGCACCATCATTATAAGTAGTAATACCAGCTCTTAAAGTAACAATCTCAGAATCTAATGTATCAATCTGACTGTTGTTTGTTGCTGAGGAACTAGTGTATACTTTACCATAGTTCTGTGCGGCAGAGATAGTAGGGTTTCCTCCGGCTATAGTATCAATTGCATTTGGGAAGAATGTTTGAGCAGCTCCCACACCATTGGTGTTTGCATCAAGAAGTGGGTATTGATCATTTGCATAAGGATTATCCACACTATTGTCAGGTGGTTCCATTTTTGTAAAATGAGTAACCATAACAACATCTTCTCTGATGTTGGTCAATCCAGTATATGAAATTGCAGTTGGAGCTCCAATTGAAGTGACACCAACAGTAAGTGGGTATAGAGATGAGAATGTTCCTTCAACATCCTGAAGAACCATTGGAGATCCAGTAAAGGATACTGTACCTCTGGCTGTAATTGTAACTTCTCCTTCTAGATCAGTAGTTCCTTGTGTAACAACCGTTCCAGCAGTACCACCAAAACCAGGAAAAGTGGTAAAACCAATAACAGTACATGCCTGATTGTCGTTGTCAGTATTGGATTCCTGATAGATTGTTTCTATAGCACTCAGAGCTGCAGTCGATGATGAATATGTTTGTGGGTTAGCTACCCAAACAGAGGATTGTCCCAATGTTTGAATCTGTTGCTTCTTTGTATTGATTGGAACCAAGTAATCAGTCACAATCTTATCATCAATTGCTTCTAATGGCTCTAAGATTGCATCATATCTTCCTTGATATATGTCTTTTGAATCATTGGTATATGTACTAAAAGCAACAATTTGAGCTTCTAGATTTCCTGAAATACCACCAAAATAACTATTGGGTAATCCAAATGTACCAAATCCAGATGATATATCATCTGTATGTCCTACTGCAATTGTCATGATTCCCTCCTATCGTAGTGATATCCACAAATAGAATGTTCATCTTGATTGGCTGGATAATCGGCAGCACTCTCTCCATCATATTCAACAACTAAATCACCAAGTCTTGGTGCCCAGATCTGATAGTAACAATTAACAGGTCCACCATCTGAATTCTTAATGATAACCTGTTTACCCCACTTAACATCTTCAACATATAGGTTTTGAGGTACACCAAATGGAGTAAGGTTTACACTCAACTGATCAATATCTACCAACCCATCCCAGTATTCAGGAAGATTGATAACATTAGTATCCTTACATCTACCACGAATATAGATTGCTGCTTCTGGTCCTTCTACACAAATGTGTCTTATTCTCTTTCCTTCCTTCTTAGGGTGCTCAATATCAAAACCTTTCCAGCCCTGCTTATTGATTGGACCCTTATAACTACCTGATACAGAACTTGTAGTGGTAAGCTTACCATTGACAATAGCAGTACCATTTTGGAGATGAACTCCATTGGCAACCACATTACCATTGATAAAGGATTGTTTAACCTGATGAAAGTAAAGTGGAATATGACCCATTGATGAATCAAGTGTCAACCTTACAGTGGCAATACCATCAAAGTGATGACCTGCATATACACCAGGAGCGGAATATCCAACATACCCCAAATCGGTCTTCTTGAATGAAGTATCGATGGGGATATCTGTATGCCAAAATGCTTCTTTGGATACTATATCATAACTGTATGTTTTATCTAAGAATTGTGGACCAATAAATGTTCCAAACTGCTTAAAAACGAATGCTGGCATTATGCGTCAACCTCTACTTCTAATTTTCTGATATCCTTTCTTTCACCATAAACATGGTAGAAACATTGGATAGGGTATGGTGATTGTGTCTGAACTACAACCACTTCGTTACTGACTCTGGTTACAATCAAATCTTGATGACAACCAACAGGAGTCAATGATACTGTAATAGAATCATTATGAACCAGATCTTTCCAATAAGGTGGAAGTTCAATTGTATTGTTGTTTCTTAGTGTTCCTCTAACATAAACACCATTCTCTGGTCCTTCCAAACAAGAGTATACTAGATTCTTACCTTCTTCTGAAGGATGAGGAATGACAAAGTTCTTATTCTTTGCCATGATCACCTCAGAATAGATGATCCTAGTTTTGATTCTATCAACACACAAAAGTGTATCTACTTTGAGGAAAGATGCAATCCTTGCATACATCCTAACAAAGAGTGCATAGAATGGTGGGGGAATCATCTCAGTATTGGTATTCTGAGATGCCATCGAAGCACCAAGTTCAAATGAAGGTCCGGCTTCTCCTTTAGCAATAGCCTTTGGAGAGAATAGCTCTGGATTACCTACAATCTCTGGTCCTTCAATGTATGCAGAACCACGAACTTCTTTTGGTCCTCTACCTAGAATCTCGGGTCTACCGAGTCCTACAAAAAACCTTTTACCTACAAATACGTCAGGAAACTTCATACTCCAAGCCTCGATTTATGTTGTTCTTCATTTTTTGATGGCATCTTAGAACCTATTACGGAAGTTGCACCATCAGCACAATCTACTAATCCACCGTATATATTTAACAAACCATTTCCAACTACTTCTACAGTTTTCTCAGAAAAGAACTTTGAACTAACTTTAGAATTTACATCAATTGTTTGTGCCTTTACAATAACCTTCTCGTTACCAGTAATAAACACAGTTCCATGTTCATTATCTTGACCAGTAGCAGTGATATCAATATCAACTGCCTCCATTCTAATACGTCCTGATGGGGCACGAATTACAATGTCACCGTTGACAGCATCCATGTAGATGCCAATGTGCTTATTTTCCTCACTACTACTTTCATTCTCTAGGTCATAACCAGCCTTTACCTGAAAAGATCCAGGTGAAGAACAAAATGTACCATTCTCTCTTCCTTTATCACCACCACTTTCAAGAGTAATATAATGATTACCCTTTGAGGATGCACTACCATTCCTCAACATTGCTCCAGAAAGTTCACCATCTCTGTGGAGATGGCCAAACTTTATCTCACCTTCTGCAGTACCATATCGTACTGTATGATAATTCTTTTTCTTATCTTTACTTTCTGTCATGGTCTAGCTGTAAGTGTTGCATGTTTTGCGGAAGTGTGTTTGTATCCGACCATTCTTACACCTTTATGTTCATGATAAGGTCCGTAGTATGGTTTTCCATTGAGATATCCAACTGGTGATCTACTCACACAATCAATAACAGTAACCAACTTATCTTGAGATTTTGGTTCACTCAATGCATCTGATACTCTATCTATACAGAACTTAGGAACTAGTTTTGCATTATAACCAGTTTGTGATTTGATGTAGATATATGGAATATCAGTGAATCCTTCACCACCTTTTGTTACTTTGATGGATAATACTCTTCCCTGTTTATCAAACTTAGGAACTGCCACAGCACCACTGTTTGGTGATATTACAATCTCATCATTAGGTGAATAATTGAATCCAGGATTAAGGATAACGATTTCACAAAGATACAGAACAACTGGATATGCACCTTCACTATTTGTTGGATATTCTGCAGAAATACCGGCATCAGGCCTTCTTGGTGGTGCAGTAATGGTTGAAGTGTTTTCAATTATTGTTGGTACACCAGGATTGATTAACTGTTCTCCAGGTTCTGCATAAACAGGATTTGATGATCCAGGTGTAGTAACAGTATCACCAGGTTCAAGATCAATATCATTACCAGGAGGAACAGGTGTTAACCACCCACCACCAGGCTTTCTAATAATAGTATCATCAGGTCTTGCCCACTCTCTTTTATCTCCACCAAGAGATCCATCAGGTGATGGTAAGTATCCAGTACCAGGTTTTATAATTATACCATCAACAACACTATTAGTTACATCACCTTCCTTAACTGGTGCACCATCCTTATTAAGGATAGGTATTAGTGTCCCTCTTGAGTCCTCATATCCAAGATTACCAGATGACATCCTGGCTCCCCGCATCGTGGTATTCATTCCACCATGATTAAGGTTCAATGTTCCATCATCATTAGATGTTACAGTCACTTCATCAATGATAGGAATTAGGACAGCATTGTTTCCTTTACCACACTGATCTATAACAATAATTCTTGATTTGTAACTATCATAATTGACACCCAGATCTGTAATATCAACTGATAATACCTTACCTGATTGAGATACAATAGCATTTCCTTTTGCATTCCATCCACCAGTAATTCTAACAAGTGGTGGCCCACATGTGATTGGATCAATAGTACCACCATTACCCCAATCATATCCAGGTGTACTGTTCCCTATATTATTATTGTTACCACCTGTACTACCTCCTCCATTGTTTCCACTTCCTCCACCACCATTGTTTCCACTTCCTCCACCATTATTGCCGCTTCTATTATTTCCACAAGTACTCTCACTGTATATGTCATCAAAAGACATATCCTTGAATCCATCACCAACATTCTTATTCTTACTTGATTTGGATTTGGATTTGGAACCAATGGATGCCATATTTGACATTGAATTGGAGTTACCACTATCCATACCGTACCACATACTCCAAGTGTCTACTGTTGGACACTTGTTTTCTTCTTCACATCCTAAGAAAGAGAACAGATCTTGTATGATACTACCAATATCAAACCCACCCATATCACCAATTGATCCAAGTGCTCCAGCTGCTCCATCAGCCGCAGAAGATAATCCACCAGCAGCTGATGAAGCTGCAGACATACCATCTAGAATACCATTTAAATTTGATGTGATACCACTGAGTTCACTGTCAATCTCATTACTAACTGATCCAATAGCACTACCAATAAAATCATTCACATAACAAGTAGGAACATTGATAACCTTCTGACCTTCACCACTACCACCACTTCCCCCAGTACCAAGAGCATCAGAAAGAAAACCCATTACCATATCAAGTAACTGACCAAAGATCTTCTTGAACAAACAAGCAATCAGATCATTTGCTGTATCCATTGCTGTTTTGAGTATTGGTCTCTCATTTGGCATGAGAAGATTCTGTGTTGGCTTAACAGCATCATTCAGTGCTTTCAATACAGTCTTCTCAATCTGTGAGAAGATTGACTTCATAATAGAAGATACAAACTTTGCCAACTTGGCTTGTAATCCAGCAATCTTTCCTTGAATATCAGAAGTTCCAGATGAGATTGCCTCTCTAATATCATAAGCAGATCTCTGAACAGATTCCATCTCATGCATCACATTCTGCATTTGTTTCTGGATTCTGTTTGTTGGGACTGGTTCACAATCCTCATTTTTGGCCATGGGTTCTTCTATCTTACCCTTCTCTTCCATCTTCTTGGAAGACATCTCTTTGAGAGAATTGGAACCCTGAGTACTCTCAATAATCAGATCATTGTTTTTAGCACCAAAAGCAAACTCTTGGGCTGCTGTCATCCCAGAGCCACCTTCTTTTATACTATAATATGGAACCTCATTACCTTCTTGCTCTTGATTCCATCCACTGTGAGGAATAAACCCAGTATCACCAGCTTGTTTCATCACCTCCTGATAATCATTATACCCAATGGCACCCATGATAACTGGTTGTTGGGCATCATCACCATCAATGTAGAAACCAAATACAAAGTTACCACCAACCAAATTCATTGATTGGTATGATCCTCTACCACCGCCACCAGCAGTGACAGGATACATCACAGTTGCCCATGGAAGTTCCTCATCAGAAACCTCACTCTTTTCATGTGTTTGGGCACCAATGATACGCACACGGCACCTTTCACCAAATCCCTTATAGGATTCGTCTTCGTTAGTTTCTACAGGAACACCAGGAATGTTTTCTTTCCACGATTCTTCAGGTGCAATCTGACCGATCCACCAATTGAATCCATCCTTACCTATTTGGTGATTCTTAAATAATCCTTGTTCAATCATTAGAAACCTCCTTTCTTACCGTAAGAATCACGAACCAAACCCAAACTTGTGAGACATTCATTAGGTGTCATTTTATGGCAAACATGGGCCACCATGTATATACCACCAGTTTCTTTGTTTGTATTTTTGGGATTTCCCTCTTCTAGTTCAGGAAAATCACACTCAACCAAATCACCAGCCTTGATTGAGAAATCACCAGGAATAATAATATTTGTTTTAATAGTGAAGAGTTGGTTATATCTCATAATGGTTTGAGACATTGTTTCTTCTGCTTTATAGTTTGGATTCTCTGGATCTTGTTTCCAATTGTCCAACTGTTCATTTCCCTTGCCTTTTGGATTAGTACCAATATCAAATATATTTGTCATTATTCTTGTTGGAACATCTGTGAATTTCTTTGACACAAACTCAGATTCCCTAGCAGCATTCTTAGCACCACCCTTTTGTTCTTCAATAGAATAATCTTGAAAATAATAGTTCATGGCATACATATCAAAATATATCCTTCTATTGTTATATGTTCCTAATACCATATTCTGATGAAGTTCAGTATCACTCTCAATGGTATATGAGATAATATTTGAATCTTTCTCCGCTGGTTCAGTTCCTGTGTTGTTGTATATAAATTTCTTATCTGATACTTCTTCTCCAAAGATTTTATCAATAGATTTGAAGTGGATCCCATCTCTGGTTTGAAAGAAAAGAAATCCAGCTGCATCACCAACACCTTCATCTGGAACAGCTCTAGCAGCTAACCATGTGAGAGTATAGAAAGGTTTCTTTTGATTTCCAACAAAGTTATAATCAAAAGCAGTTTCATCAACATCAACATTGCCACTTACTTCTAACACTTCACTCAGGATAGAATTCACATGATCTGAAATCTTACCTTCATATCTCTTGGTTACTCTCTTTTGTTGATTTGTCAAATACTCCTCTGAAGAGAAGTCAAGAACATACATATCCTTCTGTGTTCCAGGAGCTCCACCCCTAATTCTATTCACAAAAAGTGGAACTTCCAAAGTATGATCATTATTATCTGTTATGGATATTGTTGATTCCTCACCACCTCTGATGGGAAGTGCATCAAGTGTTCCTTTCCTTTCTCCACCATTACCAGTTTCGATAATAACTGCTGATGCTGTATATGAATTGGATAAGACACTCTCATAGTATCTGTAATCTACAACAACAGCAGACAAATCAGCTGTTTTACCACCCTCATTAGAGGTAATGGTAAAATCTTTAATATTGCCTGCACCAGCTACATTGTTTGAATTATCTGACATTAACCTTGTTTGAATAATGAACCAAGAATCTGTTGCTTGTGATAACTATTTAACACACTAGATTTAGAGGATCCACCAGAAGATCCAAGTGCTCCAGATGATGATTCGCCACCTTGTTGCATAGAAGGTATCATGAAAGGAACAAAAGTTGTAGATCCCTCTTCTGGAAGATCATACATTGCTTCTCGTTCAATACCACTAGTAGAAGCTCCTGGTGAAGATTGTTGTGCACTTATTTCTGCAGGAGATGGTAACACTGGTGCTGGTGGGAATGTGTCTGGTGAAGTCATTTCATCAGATTTCCCCATTGTTCCGTGTTTACCAATCCTTGTCTCATTCCAGTGACGATTCATTTTCACTGGTTTCTTTGACTCTTCCTTCTTTGTTTGTGATGATGTTGCATCATCATCAACCTTTGCCTCTGATGCTGAAACATCTTTTATTTGATCCTCTGTTGTTGAGGTTGATGATGTTTGTGCTGGCTTAGGTGCTTTTTGAGTTTCAGATTTGTCTACTTTTTTTGATGATTTGCCACTTTTCAGTTTGGCGAGTTTACTCTTGATCATAGATCTGAGTTTACTTCCACCAGAACTCAGAACCTTAGATGTATCAATATCAGGATCAGACTGTTTCAGTTTATCCAAGTCCCATCTCTGAGGATCACCAGGAAGAATACCATTTTGAGTTGCATATCTTTCCCACTCACCATGAGTTCTAACATTCTTTTCAACTGTTGCGGCATCCCAACCCCATGCATATGCCAACTGTGCTGCTTCAGTTGTCATAGCATCTAACTGAGCTACAGTTGGAGCGTATGAACCAAAGTTATTCTCATCTACACCAGCACCACCCATAGCAGCAACACTCAAACCAACAGAATTTGTGTTGGCTCCAGCAGTGTGACTTCCTTTGTCTTGTCCATAAGGAGTTCCTCTAACAGCCTTACCACTACCAAGGAAAGTTGTATGGTATGCAGGGAAGGCTTTTGAGTGAGGTCCAGCACTCCAGTGAAGGAATATTCTCCTTGATTTGTCACCTTTACCGGGATCAAAATCAAAGTTAGTGGTCACTGATCCACCTAAACCTTCTCCTTCAGAATGATCTTCTGTTTCTGGAATTGCATCATCACCTTGTCTTTCACGATAAGTAGCTTCTGCTTGTTTTTTACTTTTACCAAGGAATCTCTGAGTTTTACTATCAAAATATCCAACACCTTCTTGAAGATACATAGCATCTTCTGAAATCTGTTTAGATTGACCCTTAAGTGTAACTGATTTACTGGAATCATCTTTAGTAACTTTACCCTCTTTAACCTCCCCACCATTAAAGAAGGATTTCTGAATTAGACTCACTTTTTCACCAATATTAAGAGGATTCATCCACCAAATTGGATTAGGGAATGCAAGATCCTGTATTCCTGTTCCTGTCGTATTCTTTATAATCGAATTAAGAGGTCCATAAACAAAGGGATTTAGGTTTATTTTCTTTGTGAAGTTAGTAAATGGTATTTTAACTTCAAACTCACTAAGATCAGGAAACTGAACTTTAGGAATACCTTTATAGAATTTCGATATTCCATTACCAACCCATTCTACAGCCTTTTGACCAGTTGACAAAATACTTTTAAGGTCTTCTTCAAGTCTCTTACCAAGAGCTTCAGGACCACCACCTTTGATGAGTGTATAGAAGAGGTCTCCAACATACTCACCAACCAATTCACCCATCAATGTTCCAAGAACTGGAATAGGAATGAAGCTTCCAAGGAAACCACCAAGCAATGCACCACCAGCACGGAAGAGTGCCTGATCCATCTTTCCAGTCTCTAAGTATGAAACAACACCAACAATCAGAGGACCAATAATTGGTATTCTACTCAATGTTTTTAGTACAACTTTGGCTCCACCCTTACCTACGAATTTAATAAGAGCTCTCTTACTAGTCTGTTTTAATCCACCCTTGACAAGTTGACTACCTCCGATTCCTCCTCCGGCAGAGCCTTTCATCGGCCTAGATGTAAGTTTTTTACTGCCTATCTGTTTATTGACATATCTTTGAGCTCTCTCTGGATCCATTCCATTGTCGATTAGACCCTGGAACATTCTAGCAGCTTCATCACCATGTTTCGCTCTAATTCTTTTCACATTTCTAGTGAGTCCAATAGAACCTGCTCCTTTTCCACCACCAATAAGTTTATTCAATCCTCCCTTACTTGCACCAAGTTTGTTTGATCTGGTATCAAAACCAAAAAGTCTAGACAAAGCTCTTGGAGCTCGTCTAGCACCTTCCTGAGCAGCTCTTGCCGCTGCCCTTGCTGCATTAACTGATCTCCTTATAATGTTTGGAACAAACTTTTTGAGATAATTTCCTACTTTAGAAAATAAACCTTTAATCGCTTTCCCAATTCGTAAGAATCCACCCTTAACTTTAGAACCGGCTTTCGATACAAAACCTTTGAGGTTTTTAAAACCTTTTATGATTGCAGGTTTAGCATTTACAAATGTTAGGGCGAATAGTTTAAGACCACCCAAAGTACCTTCAATTCCTTCACCAAGTTGAGTGAAGGCAAGATTTATCTTATCCCAGTTTTTAAGTAATCCTGCTAAAAGTGCACCAAGTAATATGTTTTTAAAGAAGTTCCATATACCAAATTTCTCACCAGCCTTACCAATGGCAGCACCAATACCACCAAGTCCAAGTCCTCCTTTAGATTCTAAAGATTCCTCCCTTTCTCTCTTCTTCTCTTTCTCTGCCGATACTCTTGCCTTCTGTGCATTTTTCTTTTGATTACTATATTGTGTCTTTACAATACCATCAATAGTTTTTGTAAGTCCAAGAATCCTAGTAAGTTGTTCACTTACAGACCCACCACCACTACTTTCACCTGAAGAACTCTGTTGTGTAGTTTTAGATACACCTTCAACTAATGGAGTAACTGCAGAAGATCCAGTTCTTACAATTGTACCAGGTGCTGATGTATACCTACTCTCACCTTTACCCTTTCTTTGTGATACACCAGGTTTCGTCTTTTTCTTACCTTTACCAGTAACAAAGTTTTT